TTGCCCTGCGTGGCCTGCTGGCCTTGTCGAATCGATTGGCTTTCACTGACCGGCGCAATCAGCTCCTGCGTGATCTGATCCGCAATCTGTGCCTGCTCCGCCTGCCGCTTCGGCGTTTCGTAGGTGGCCGCCGTGTCCAGCGCCCTGCGCTCGGCCTGCAACTGCAGCTGGCGCTGGTTTTCAAGGCTCCGACGAGTTTCAGCTTCCGCTCGCTTCTGGGCTTCGCGGCTAGCGTTGTACTGCATGCCTGCGCCGGCTACCGTGGCAACCAGCGCAGCTATGGTGAATGGATCCACGACTTACCTCCTTATCGAGTAACGGTACCGCTGCTACCCGATCGCGGGTTCGACACGCCATACCACTGTTGAGCGCTCGGGTTATTGGCCGCGTTGCGACCGGCAATCTGCTGGTTCATCAGGTAGGCTTGCGCCATGTCGTTGAACAGGTCGCCCACCGTGGCCCCTGCGCGCGCGCTGGCGGCGTTTGCGCTGTTGACGCGCAGCGCGTTGAGCGACTGCGATGCCGCGGTGCCCGTGTCGATGCCCGACTGCGCCAGAGCGATCAAGTTGGCGCGGGCCTGCTCGTCGGCTGTGCGAAGGTCTGCGGCCGCCTGATCGGCAATGCCGCCGGCGCGCATCAGGCCCTCGTTGGTGCGCCGGTTGATGTCGGCCAGGCTATCGACCTGCGCCGATCCGCCCATCAACCCGGCGCGCGCCAAGCCAAAACGGTTGAAGCGCTCGGCCTCCGTGGCCTGCCGGTCAACGTCTTGCCGGTTGAGGTCAAACACCGCGTTGCGTTGATCGGTGTACAGCGACTCGCGCCCGCCGTCGTTGAACGTCTGGTTGATCGCATCCGTCGCCGCTTTGATGCGCGCCTGCCGTTCTCGCTCTTGCTGCAGGGCCGCTGCCGCGCCCCCATCGCCACCACCACCGCCTCCCATTTCAGGCTCCTTCCATTACAAACGTGGCCCCGCACCGGCGGAAGCCCAGTTTTTCGTACAACGCATCGGCCACCTCGCAGCCCGAGATCACACCCGGCCTGATCTGCTTGGCACCCGCCAGCCGCGCCCATTTCACAAAAGTCTTGATCAGCCGCGCCGCCAGCATCCCGCCGCGATGGTCTGGGTGAATGAACAGCGCCAGATCGTTGGCCACCATGTCGTTACCAAACCAGCTTTGCGTCACCATGCCCGCCATGCCGCCGATCACTTCCCCGTTTGTACCCTCAGCCACCACCACGAACTGACTTTTGTCCATCAAGCCGCCTAATGTTTCTTTCACGCGCTCGATGTCGTAGTCCATGGGCGCAAAGGTCGATTCCTGGTGCATGGCCCGGCCCAGCACGCAAATGGCAGGCAGGTCTGCCACGGTGGCCATGCGCAGCCTCATGTTCCACCCCGCCCCAAGTCGTGAAAGTGCAAGGTGATGGCGTCCACTCTGAAGGGCTTGTTGTCGAAATTGCGCAGCCGGACAGAAAACTCTGTACCGGTGCATTCAACCGGAATCGTCCCGCCGGGCCGGGTGTTGCCCTTGACCCTGATCTCTGGGGTAAAGGCATCGGGGTCGCGCACATCAAACCCGATCGACATGCGGCATGCGCCCTCCAGCACCACATCCGCCCCCACCAGTTGCTTGAGGTTGCCCGGTCTTTTGAAGTCCATGTAGGGCAACTGGATCAGCACCTCGTACTGAGTGCCGTCGTCCGTGCTGGCCTGCTCGTCGAGCCGGTACACCGCATCGCCGCTGCGGATGTAGAGCTCTTGCCCAAGCTCGGCAAAGGCGTCCACTGGCACGCTCAAGAAATACTGGCTCCATGCCGCAATCCGCGCCGTGCGGCTGATCGAGTACACGAACAGCCGGTTGCCGATTGCGCACACGTACTGGCCCGTGCCGTAAAAGTAGAAGCTCCTTGGGGCGACACCCGGCACACGCAGTTCGGGCCGCACCAGCGCGTCGATTGGCGAGCCCACATCCACATCGGCCAGGCTGTTGGTATACCGCAGCGTGGTGATCGAGCGAAACCCGTAGTCGCTCAAAAAGTAGAGGTCGCCGCCCACGCTCACCACCGAGCGCGGGAAGCTCGTCCCCACGTTCTCCACAATGTCCTCCAGGCGCATGGCAGTAGGGTTTGGGTCGGCCACCCACACTTGCGCACCATCCCGCGACAGCACAACCAGATTGCCCTGGTACACGCCCAAAGCATTGGCGGCCCGGTCGCCTTGGCTGTTTAGCCCGGTAGGCAAAAATCCGGCGTCGTTGGCCGCCGTCCAGTCGCGCGGGTTACCCGTTTTGGAGTAGCGCACCACATCCGCGTTGCCCGCGCCCACGGCGAAGATTTTGCTGGCAATCTTCAGGCAGGCCCGCGTGTCGGGGCAGTTGGCGTCAGCAACGTGCGTGGCTGGGCTGCCGTCGAGATAGTGGTGCTCCACTTGCCCGTCCGCGTACTGCACGGCGCAGTAAATGAAGGCATTGAACACATCGGCAAAGGGCACGTCGGCCACCGCCTGCGCGCCGCCAGAGAATTGCACCAGGTTGGCCTGAAACAGCGGGTTGGCGTGCGTGATCGTGCCGCTGCCGTAAAACGTGTGCAGCCGGCCAAAAGCCGCAAACAAGCCCCTGGTGCCGGGCTCCAAATCCGCCACCTTGGTCAGGCCGGGGCGTTTTTGCGCCGCCAATCCCGTCGTTACGTAGGCATTGCGCATCTCCAGCAGCCGGTTTGCATCCGACACGCTGGAGCCCTTGCGCAAATCAATGCCAAGGTCGAATTTTGCAAAATGGATTGCCGGCACCGATCAGCTCCTGAGCGTGTAGCCACCATTGGCCGTGCGCGCTACTTGCGCCTGCCCACGTGTGGCTTCGGTCTGCGCAAAGAACCGCTTGTTTTCCTTCTGGCGGAACTTCTCCTTGGCGAGCATGTTCTGGAAAGCCGTTGCCGCCGCCTGCGCATCCGGGTGCCGATAGTGCGCCTTGGCATTAGCCAGCGCGTAGAGGAACACGAGGCGGTCTGGCACGCTGGTGCGATCACTAGCCCGGTCGAACCGACCACGGTCGGCCGTGTACTCCACGATCATGTCGTAGGGCGCGTCAGGGATCGGGTGCAGCTCGATCTGGCCGTTCAGGTGGTCGTACTTGGTCGGCTGGCCGGTCAGCGACGAAAAGCTGCGGTCGAATTCGCTGATGCCCTGCGTCAGCGGCTCCCGGATTTGATCGCCCACCTTCACCCACACCGACAGCACACGGCCCGGATCAATGGGCTCGTCTTCCTCGTCGTTGTGCCAGTCGTACAGAAACGACCCGGCCTCCAGCTTGATGGTGGCTTTCTTGCGCATGGCGGGCGGCTCCAAGTCGCCAAACACGTACTCATGGGCCTCCTGCAAAAAACTCTTGATCGTCGCGTCGTTGCTTTTCGAGGCGCTGCCCTGCGCGACAAATCCAAGCCGCGCGCGCAGCTCGGTCATCAGCTCGCCCAACGTCCTATTGCGCTCTGTCAGTCCGTTCAATTTGGCCTCACGATGTGGTCAGAACGATGCGCAGTTGCCCGTCCACCAGTTCCAGCTGTGCGTTGATGCTGGATCGCCCGATCAAGCTGGCGCTTTTGAGTGCCGTGTCGATGCTGGTCACCGCCCCATTGATGCCGTTGATGCCTGCTGGCCCCTGCGCGCCGGGTGGGCCTTGAATCCCTTGCAGCCCCTGCAATCCCTGCGGCCCCGCCGGGCCTGCCGGGCCTGCTGGGCCGGTTGCGCCCGTGCCGAACGGCGCGCCCGCCGACCAGTCGCCTGCGGTGTTCGACAACTTGAAGAACAACTGGCCGGTGTCAATTGCCAGCATGCTGAAGCCCTTTGGCTGGCCGTCGTACAGCCCACGATTGGCAAACGTGTCGCGCGCATCCGCATCAAACGAGGCCCCGGTGTCGCCCTTCACGCCTTGCGGGCCAGCCGGACCTGCTGGCCCCGCCGGTCCTGCTGGGCCAGCGATGCCCTGCGGCCCGGTCAACTCAGCTACCAGCTGCGGGGCAAGGCTGGCGAGGGTGACGGTTGCATTGCGCAGCGTGCCGTCATCATTTTGCAGCAGGGCCGCATTGGCGCGCAGCTCGTTGATGGACAGCGCTGCCCTGTCCAGCTCAGCATTCAGGGCCGCGTGATCGGTGCGATCCGGGTTGTTTTCCAGAAAGTTTTTGG